GAGACGATTATACTGACGGAACAGTTAGAATAAAAGTCAACTCACCGTCTCCATAATGAGGAGAAAATTTTATGGCTAATACATCGGCAATTTGTAATTCTTTTAAAGTAGAGGTTTTAACAGCTACGCATAATTTTACTGCTTCAACTGGTAATACTTTTAAATTAGCTTTATTCACAAGTTCAGCAACATTAGGAGCAGGTACAACTGCTTATGCTGCAACAGGAATGAATGAAATGAGCGGAACAGGTTATACTGCTGGCGGAAAAGCTTTAACAAGTGTAACTCCTACTCTAGATTCTACAACAGCTTGTTGTGATTTTGATGACATCTCATGGACGTCTGCAACTTTCACAGCTAACGCATGTTTAATTTATAATGATGATTCAGCAGATAAAGCCGTTTGTGCTGTTGCATTTGGAGGAGACAAGTCTGTTTCTTCTGGAACTTTCACGATTCAATTTCCCGCTAAAGCAGCTACTACAGCTATAGTTAGAATAGCATAGGAGTAAAAAATGGCTGACGTTACATTCACAGTAACGGGTCTTTCTTCTACTGCATCAATAGGAGATATACCATTTTCAGGTAATGAAGATGGATGGGGCCGTCTTACTTGGAGCCAAGCTGATTGGGGTGATGCAAATACTGTAGATCAAGGATGGGGACGTTTAGCCTGGGGGATAGAAGCCTATGGTGACTCACCCAATGTATTACTTTCAGGACTTCAAGCAACATCTTCAGTCGGTTCACTTGATGTAGAAATACGTCCAGGATGGGGTACTCTTGACTGGGGTGAAAATGGTTGGGGTAGTGTTGAAGAAGGAATTGAAAATTTAATTGGTCTAGAAGCAACTTCAAGTGTTGGTGCAATCATACCTGCCGATGTTATAGGAATAACAGCGCCATCAGCTGCTACTTCTGGCGTAGGTACAGGAATTACTTTTGTCATTTCACCTACAATTACACCAGATGGTCAAGTAGCAACTGTTTCGGAAGGTCAATTAAGTTTAAATGATGGTGCTGATCATGTTCAAGGTTTAGCAACTCTAGTTGCTACAAGTGCGGGTGGATCTATTTTACCTGCTGATGTAATAGGAATTAGTGGAGTAGAAGCAACAACCGGCATAGGTTCACTTACTGTAACGGATGCTCAAGTATTTACTATTGGTTCTGGTGGTGTAGGAACTACAAGTATAGGATCAGTTATAATTGAAACTACCTATATTCTATCAGGTCAATCTGCGACTTCAGCAGTAGGCTCAATTACCCCTCAAGATGTGGTAGGATTGACAGGCCAAGAAGCAACTGCTAGTGTAGGAAATCCCGCATCTTTAGGATACGGAGATGTTGATATTGATGGCAATACAAGCTATACTGATATTAATAAAACAAATAGTGCAAGTTATTCAGATGTTGACGTAAGTGGAAATACGTCGTATACAGATGTTAACCACGCGGCGTAGGAGAAAAAATTTATGGCATCGACTTATACAAATCTAGGTGTAGAATTAATGGCAACCGGTGAAAATGCCGGTACATGGGGTACAAAGACTAACACCAACTTAAATATTATAGAACAAATATCAGGTGGTTATGTTGCGCAAGCGTTAACTGATGGTGGAACTTTAACTTTAAGTAAAACTGATGGTGGAACAGGTGCAACTGTTGCAACAAGAGTTTGGAAATTAACAGGAGCCTTAACTGGTTCTTCAGTCGTAACTGTACCAAACAGTTTAGAAAATTGGTATATTGTGCACAACGCTTCAACTAATGCTCAAACAGTTCAGCTAAAAACAGCAACTGGAACTGGTACTACTTGGGCTACAACCGATAAAGGTCATAAATTAGTTTATACAGATGGAACAAATGTTGTTGATCCATTTGCAGATTTTTCAGAAATTACTTTAAGTAATCAAAACTCAATTAAATTTGCTGATGCTGATAATTCGCATTATGTAGCATTTAAAGCGCCTGCAACGGTTTCAAGCTCAGTAACATGGACTTTACCAGATGCTGATGCAACTACGTCAGGACAGGCTTTAGTATCTGATGGTTCAGAAACATTATCTTGGGCAGCAGCAGGAATAACAACAGGAAAAGCTATTGCAATGGCAATGATTTTCGGGTAAAAAACACAAAGGAATTAAATTATGGCGAATCCAAATATAGTATCAGTTGCAACAATTGAAGGTGGTAACCTTGGCTGGAATTTAACAGCTACAACTACTACAACTTTAGTTACTGTTTCAAGTAACTACATAATGAAAATTAATAGAATTTCATGTGCTAACGTTGATGGCACAAGCGCAGCAGATTTAACTTTATCTGTTACTAAAGCAAACTACACACCGACAGGTATTACAAACTTTGATGTATCAGGAACATTTCATTTAGCAAAAACAATTTCAGTCCCTGCTGATGCAACATTAGTTGTTTCAGATACACCAATCTATTTATATGAAGGGGACATATTAAAAGGTGGAGCTAACGCTGCTTCCGATCTAGATTTATTCATATCGTATGAAGTACTAATCGACTAGGAGGTTTAGATTATGGCTGGCAATGGCGGAATAATTGGACCCCCGAATCCCGTAGTAACATGCACTCAAGCAGAAGTTATACAAGTTAAAACATCAAGCGGAGATTTTTCAGCTACACAACCGAGAACCACATCAGTTACAGCTTTAATAGTTGCAGGTGGTGGCGGTGGTCCAGGTCAAAGAGGTGGCGGTGGTGGAGCTGGTGGTGTAAGAGAAATTAGTGTACCTACAACTGGAGGTGCAACTATCGCTGCAACAATTGGTGGCGGTGGAGCTGGTGGACCAAGTGGTGGCGGTGGAGCTTCAGGAACTGATTCAACTTTAGTTGCGTGTTCAACTACATATACTGCTGAAAGTGGTGGTAGAGGTGGTTATGAAGCATCATGCGCTGCAGCAACAGGTGGTTCAGGTGGTGGTGGAGCTTCAACATCTAACGCACCAGGAGCCGCAGGTAATACTCCCCCTCAACCAGGTAACTCAGGTAATGCAGGTGGTACAGGTAACTGTTCACCAGGTAATGTCCAAGGTGGTGGTGGAGGTGGTGGAGCCGGTGCCGTAGGTGGTAATGCATCTACTTCATCTGGTGGTAATGCTGGAACAGGTGGTGTTGGAATAGCTCCAACAGCTTTTCCAGGTCAACCTTTTTTATCAAGTTGTAAAGTCGGTGGTGGCGGCGGTGGTTCAGGTTCTTATGGATCACCAGTTTATGGAAATACAAGAGGTGGTTTAGGCGGAGCCGGTGGCGGTGGTCCCGCTGGTAATGCACCTGATGGCCCTATAACAGGAGAAACTGGAACAGCAGGCACTGCTAATACTGGTGGAGGTGGAGGCGGTGGTAGTGTATTTTATCCCGGTAGTGGATCGCCCGGTGCCATAAACAGTTACGCTGGAGCAGCCGGAGGATCTGGTGTTGTAGCAATTAAAGAACCAGAGCTACCCGCAAAGGCTCCAGGTGTTTGGCAAATGAATACAGTTTATTGTCAAGTTAAACAAGGTGAGTGGGTATATAGAACAGTCGATGTAGATTATTTAGTAATCGCTGGTGGTGGATCTGGTGGTGCTGGAAATGGTGGTGGCGGCGGTGCAGGTGGTATGGTTACTTCTTACTGCAATTCTTGCGCTTCAAAATTAACAATAAACGGTGGTACTTATGACATTACAGTTGGTGGTGGTGGTACAGCCGTTCCTTATCCCGAAGGAACTGGAAATAAAGGAACAGATTCAACTTTTTCAACAATAACAGCAACTGGTGGTGGGGCTGGTAACTTTCAATCTGGAGACACTAATGAAGATGGTGGTTCAGGTGGAGGTGGTTCTGCTTATCCAGGTGCTGGTGCTGCTGGAGGAGCTGGAAATACTCCTCCTGCACCTACAGCTTTAGGAGGACCACAAGGAAATCCTGGTGGTGCTGGTCACCCTGGACAACAAGGTTTTGGTGGTGGAGGAGGAAGAGGTGGTGCTGGTTCAGCAGGATGCGGAACTACTGGTGGAGCTGGCGGAACAGGAGCTGCAAATTCAATTTCAGGTTCTCCTGTAACTTATGCTGGAGGTGGTGGCGGAGGCGCAGATGGTACTGGAGGAGCTGGAGGTCCAGGTGGTGGTGGAGCTGGAAAATCTGCACCACAGAATGCATCAGGTGTTGCAGGAACTGCTAATACAGGTGGCGGTGGTGGTGGACTAGGTAATAAACCAGGACAGACTTCTGGAGCAGGTGGTTCAGGAGTTATAATAGTACGTGCACCAGGAAGTACAAACGTATCAGTAGCACCAGGAACTAATAGTGTTGCAACATTACCGGGCCCTGCTGGTGGATGTAAAGTAGCTACTTTTACTGTATCTGGAACGTTGACAGTTTAATAAAATTAAATTATAAATATACTTTTAAGGAGTAAAAATATGGCACATTTCGCAGAACTTAAATCAATGATAGATCCGACAGGGTTTACGTCAGATACACATCAAGTGGTACAAAGAGTAGTTGTTGTAGGAAACGATATTGCTGCAGGAGGTGGAACTCTTGGAGATAATGACATGCATGTTGACGGAGAAACATGGTGTGCAAATTTCTTTAAAGGTGGAAGCTGGAAACAAACTTCTTATAATCATAATTTTAGAAAACAATATTGCGGTAACGGATATGTTTATGATTCATCAAAAGATAAATTTTTAGGACCACAACCATATCAATCTTGGTCTTTAGATGGAAATGATGATTGGCAAGCGCCAGTTACATATCCAACTGATACTGCAGAGAAAGTAATTAGTTGGGACGAACCTAACCTAAGATGGACTGCAACAGATCATTCAGATCCAATAAATAATTTCAATTGGGATGCATCAGCTCTAGCTTGGGTATCCGCATAAGGAGACTCATATGGCTAGCCCTTCAGCCTCATCAAATGGTGGAATAATCGGAAAGACGAATAAATCTTCTTTCGGGATGTGTACGGTTACATCTAAAACAGCTACAGGAGCTGGTACAATCACAACACAAGCAGGAACAAGAGCTATTGATGCTTTAGTTATTGCTGGTGGTGGAGCTGGCGGTAATGATGCTGGTGGTGGAGGAGGAGCTGGTGGAGTTAGAGATATACCAAGTATAAGCGTCTGTGGTAGTACACCTTATTCTTTAGTAATAGGTGCTGGTGCTGCCAACCCTGGAAGCCCACAAAGTTATGGAGCTAAAGGAACTGATACAACATTAACTATTGGTTGCACAACATACACATCAACTGGTGGAGGTGGTGGAGTATTTGGTAATACACCATGCGGTGTAAAAGATGGTGGTTCTGGTGGTGGAGGAAAAGGAACAGGTACAGGGAATTGTGGAGGTTCAGGAGACACTCCGGCAATTCCAGTTGCACTAGGAGGTCCTCAAGGAAATGCAGGTGGAACAGGAATTCCTGGATCCGCAGGTGGAGGTGGACATACCGCTGCAGGTGGTACAGCTGGTCCTTGGCCAGGTGGTTCTGTTGGTGGTGCAGGAACAGATTTTAGTCCAAGTTATGGAGATATCGGACCAACGTGTTCAGTCTTTGCTGGAGGTGGTGGAAGTGGCGCCGATGGTCCATCTGGACCGGCGGTAGGTGGTGCAGGCGGTACTGGTGGTGGTGGAGCTGGAGGTCCAAGAACACCAGGTACAGGACAGGCAGGAACAGCAGGAACTGCAAACACTGGTGGAGGCGGTGGCGGTGCTGGCGGTGGTCCAGCTAATGCAGCAGCAGGTTCTGGTGGATCAGGAATAGTAGTCGTAAAAGAATTAGACAAAGCAAGTGGTGTATGGTCACTACAAAGCCAATATTCTGCTAAAAGAGCAGGAACATGGCCTCAATTTAAGGTTTCAGGAATAGATTATTTATTAATCGCCGGTGGCGGCGGAGGTGGTGGATATGTTGGTGCTGGAGGTGGAGCTGGTGGTATGATTTCTTCTTACTGCAATGCTTGTGCTGCCTCTTTAACTTTACTTGGTGGATGTCATGCAGTAGTAATAGGTGGTGGAGGTGCCGGTATCCCTGCTCCAGGTGCAGGACCAGGATCAAATGGTGTCAATTCAACTTTTTCAACATTAACAGCAACAGGTGGCGGTAAAGGTGGTGGTGGACCTACAGGTTGTGCATATTCTGGAGATGGAGGTTCAGGTGGTGGACAACCAGGTTATGGACCATCAGCTAAACCTAGAGGAGCAGGTAATACTCCTGCTGTACCTGCCGCTTTAGGAGGACCACAAGGAAATCCAGGTGGATTACAACCTTCAGGTCCAGGAGCCCCTTATGCAGGTGCTGGTGGTGGAGGTGCTGGTGGAGCTGGTGGTGATGCTGCCCCTTCTCCTTATCCAGGTCCTGCTGGTGTTGGTGGTATTGGTAGAGCAAATTCAATAACAGGTTCTCCTGTAACTTATGCTGGTGGTGGAGGTGGATCACAGTATGGAGTTACTACAGGTGGTGGAGCTGGAGGTCCAGGTGGTGGTGGAGACGGAATTAACCCGGGAACTTCTCCTGCAGCCCCTGGGAACGGAACAGCTAATCTTGGTGGTGGAGGTGGTGGAACAGGAGAATCTCCTAAAACAATAGCTGGTGGATCAGGTGGATCAGGAGTTATAATACTTAGAATACCTGCAGCAAATGCACCCGCATCTTTAGCAGCAGCACCAGGAAGTAATACAATAACAACTTTACCTGGACCAGCAGGTGCCTGTAAAGTTGCAACATTTACAGTAACTGGAACGTTGACGCTTTAATTGATCTAGATCAAATCTTTTTATTCTTCTTTACTTTAATATATAACTAAGTTATAGATATTTTATAAAGATATATATGAATCTTACAAATTATTATTGGTATTTTCAATCAGTGATCCCAGAACGTATCTGTGATGATATAGTTAAATACGGAAAATCTTTACAAGATCAAATGGCTGTAACTGGTGGGTTTGGAGACAGGCCATTAAATCAAAAACAAGTTAAAGATTTAAAAAAGAAAAGAGATTCAGATATTGTTTGGATGAACGATAGATGGATATATAAAGAAATACAACCTTATGTTCATCAAGCAAATACATTGGCAGGTTGGAATTTTCAATGGGACTGGTCTGAGTCTTGTCAGTTTACAAAATATAATAAAGGTCAATACTATGATTGGCATTGTGATGGTTGGGATAAACCCTATCATGCACCTAATGGACCTACTCATGGAAAAATTAGAAAATTATCTGTAACTGTAACTTTATCAGATCCAAAGGATTATAAAGGTGGTGAGTTAGAATTTGATTTTAGAAATTTAGATCCCGATAAAAAACCAAACATTAGAAAGTGTAAAGAAATATTACCTAAAGGATCATTGGTGGTATTCCCCGGATTTGTTTGGCATAGAGTATGTCCGGTTAAAAAAGGATCTAGACATAGTTTGGTTATTTGGAATTTAGGATGGCCATATAAATAAAGGAAAACATGAAAAAGAAAGCTAAAAAAACAAGAAAACATTTTGATAAAATATCATGTGGAAGTGCAAAATCTTTTCCAAAGCAATTAGGGAGAGAAGAATTATTTAAATGTCCTATATGGTTTGGTGATGAACCTGCATTTGTAGATGATTTAAATAGAGCTTCAGATAAATATATTGAAGCAGCTAAAAAGAATTTAAAAAAAGATATAGATAAAAGAAATAAAAAATTTGGAGATAAAGGAGACATGGGTAATGTATTTCATTCTACATCATTAATTAATGATCCTAATTTTTTAGAATTACAAACTTATATAGGGGCTACGGCCCATAACTTATTGGGTGAAATGGGTTTTGATTTAACTAACTTTCAAACATTTACCACAGAAATGTGGGTACAAGAATTTGCTAAAAAAGGCGGTGGACATCATACTTTACATACTCATTGGAATGGACATATATCGGGTTTTTATTTTTTAAAAGCTAGTGAAAGAACATCAAGACCTATATTTGAAGACCCTAGAGCAGGTAATATTATGAATCTTTTACCAGAAAAAGATAAATCAAAAGTAACGTACGCTAGCACACAAATTAATTATGAAGTAAAACCTGGAAAAATGATATTTTTTCCTTCTTACATGCCCCATCAATATGTGGTAGATATGGGATATGAACCCTTTAGATTCATACATTGGAACTGTCAAGCTATACCGAAAGGAGTATTGAATATTCAAAATGGAAAACCAACAAAAGGAGATTTAAATGTCATTCAAACAAAATAAATATACAGTATTAAAGGGGGCTATTAATAGAGAAATGGCTGATTTTTGTTTTGCTTATTTTTTAAATAAAAGAAAGGTAGCAAGATTTTTATTTGATCAAAAATATCTATCACCATTTACTGAGTATTTTGGAGTGTGGAATGATAACCAAGTACCTAATACTTATTCCCATTATGGAGATATGGTAATGGAAACTTTATTACAAAAAGTAAAACCTGTAATGGAGAAACACACTAAATTAAAATTAAGCGAGACATATTCTTATGCAAGAATTTATAAAAAAGGAGATGTTTTAGCTAGACATAAAGATAGATACTCATGTGAGATATCTACTACTTTAAATCTAGGTGGTGATCCGTGGCCAATCTATTTAGATCCAACAGGTAAACAAGGTCAAGCTGGTATTAAACTTACATTAGATCCAGGAGATATGCTTATATATTCTGGATGTGATTTAGAACATTGGCGAGAAGAATTTACAGGGAAAGATTGTGGACAAGTATTTTTACATTATAATAAAGCAGGATCAAAAAATGCTAAAGAAAATACATTTGATAAAAGACCATTTATAGGTTTACCTGCGTGGTTTAAAGGCTTTACATTACCTAAAAAATAGTTTATATAATAAGCTTGGTGGGGGAAAATGCCACCACAGTTTCCCCTTCCTTAATAACCTATTGAAATCCCTAACAATCTGATATAATACCTAATAAACAGGTTTTTATATGCTACAGAAATTAGGTTTTATTCCAGGATTTAACAAACAAGTCACAGAAACTGGGGCCGAAGGGCAATGGTATGATGGCGATAATGTAAGGTTTAGATATGGTACACCAGAGAAAATAGGTGGCTGGCAACAAAACGGTCAATCCAAACTTACTGGTGCATGCAGAGCTATTCACCATTGGGATAATAACGCAGGGATTAAATACTCAGCTTTAGGGACAAACAGAATTTTATATGTTTATTCAGGTGGGACTTATTACGATATCCACCCTATTAGAGCAACATTAACAGGAGCTAATTTCACTAGTACTAATAGTTCAAAAGTTGTCACTATTACATGTACCGGGGCTCATGGATTAGTAGCAAATGATATAGTTATGTTTGACAGTGTGAGTAGTGTCCCTGGAACATCAGCTTACAGTGATTCTACATTTGAAGATGAAAAATTTATGGTAACTTCTGTTACTACTACAACAACTTTTACAATTACAATGGACACGGCTGAAGGCAGTAGTCCCATGACTAATGCAGGCTCGACGTCTATTCTTTGTTATTATAATGTAGGACCAGCTTTACAGTTAGGAGGCTACGGTTGGGGAACA